ACCCATCATGACAAAACCCACCCCACCCAAGCAAGTGCCCGAGGCGTTAATTGATCTGATCGACGCCTACGCAGAGACACGTCACCGCTGCGGCGGTATCTACAACGCCAGGACAGAGGCTGCGCGCAATGCTGTGATCGAAGCATTGAGCGGGGTGCAGGCACTCAGCGCAGCGCCCCAGCCAGCGCCTGATTGTCACCATCGCCCCCAGTGCGATGAGTGCGCAGCCCTAGCCGCACAAAGAGGAAACAAGTGATGCGGGCAGACACTATCACCCGCGCCCAAGCCCAGCTACCAGCGACCCGCGAGGAAATGGAGCAGCGCCTTGACCTCAAGCCCGGAAGCTGCCGACATGTAGTACGGCACATGCTGAGCAAGGGATATGCCCGCGAGTGGGGCGACAAGCTGACATCCAGGGGCACGCTGGCACCTGTGCTGCATTCGACTGGAAAGGAACCAACATGAGCAACACACCGAGCCTGCTGCCGTGCCCGTTTTGTGGTGGCATCAACATCATCCACTGCGGCCACCATATGTATTGCCACGCCTGCGGTGCTGACGGCCCCGATGCAGATAGCCAGCACGAATCTGAAGCGAGATCCGCATGGAACCGCCGCACACCACAGCCAGTTGTGCGGGAGCCTGAGCTCGACCAGTTTCTGTCGGACGTAATGACTGCTGCAGGGCTTGTCACACACGGGAAACAATGCAAACAGCTGGGCGAAAGACTGGGTGCCGCCGTAATGAAGCTGCGCGTCCACAACATCCCGCAGAAGGGATGCGACTGATGTCACGCCGATCCCGCCAGCGCCGCGACAAGCGAGCGCCCATCCCTGATTTTGACGACCCGCAGCCCCGCTACTGAGCGGGGTTTTTTCATTTCTGGAGCACTGATGCACTTTGGATCTGTTTGCAGTGGGATAGAGGCCGCCAGCGTAGCCTGGCACCCGATTGGATGGCAGGCCGCATGGCTGGCCGAGATTGAACCCTTCCCGTGTGCTGTTCTGGCCCACCACTACCCCAGTGTGCCAAACCTTGGCGACATGACCACCATCGCACGGCGCGTGCTGACCGAGGAAGTCCCGGCGCCCGATGTGTTCTGTGGCGGCACCCCCTGCCAGGCATTCAGCGTGGCCGGCCTGCGCGAATCGCTGGCCGACGAGCGCGGGAACCTCACCCTTAAATTTGTGGAGATAGCAGATGCAATTGACCATGTTCGAGCTGGACGCGGTGAAGACGAGTGCATCGTCTTCTGGGAAAACGTCCCCGGCGTCCTCAGCACCAAAGACAACGCATTCGGGTGCTTTCTGGGCGGGCTTGCCGGGGAAGATGGCCCGCTGGAGCCACCAGGGGGCAAATGGGCGAACGCTGGTGCTGTGTATGGACCCAAAAGAGCAGTGGCGTGGAGACTCTTCGACGCCCAATTTTTCGCCCTGGCCCAACGACGCCGCCGTGTGTTCGTTGTCGCAAGTGCTCGAAAAGGGTTCGATCCCGCAACGGTTCTTTTTGAGTGGGACGGCGTGCGCCGGGATACTGCGCCGAGCCGAGAAGCGCGGCAAGTCGCTCCCACCATCCCTTCACGCAGCACTGCAGGCGGTGGCCTTGGAACGGACTTCGACTGCGACGGCGGAACCATCTGCGTAGCCACGGGTCAGGCCGGTGCCGAAATCTGTGCCGACATGGCGCCGACGCTGAACTGCAACCACGAAGCGACGTATGTGGCGCACACCCTGCGCGGCGAGGGGTTCGACGCCAGCGAGGACTGCACGGGGCGCGGCACGCCGTTGGTGCCCGTGGCCTACGGAATCCGCACCGCCAACACCAGCAGCAATGGCTGGGGTATCCAAGAAGAATGCACGCACACCCTGGATTGCGCGCAAGGTGTGGCTGTGGCCGTGGCCCTGCGTGGACGCGAAGGCGGGGCGACAGCAGAGTTAGGCGACGAGGTGCAGAACTGCCTGCGGGCCAGTAGCGGCGGAGGGGATAAGCCTCACGTCCTTACTGCTATGCAGGTGCGCCGACTCACCCCAGAGGAATGCGAAGCGCTACAGGGATTTCCCCGCAGCTACACCGCTATCCCCTGGCGCGGCAAGCCCGCCGACCAATGCCCAGACGGCCCCCGCTACAAGGCGCTGGGCAACAGCTGGGCCGTCCCGAACGTGCGGTGGATCGGCCAACGGATTGACGCCGCCGTGCGGAGGTTGCGGTGACCCCGCCCGACTGGCCCACCGCCGACCGGGCCTACCAGCACCACCACGCAGCCTGCCCCAAATGCCGAGCGGCAGGCACAAGCCCAAACACCCAGCAGCGCTGCCCAGAGGGGGCGCAGCTCTGGGCCCAGTACAACCAGGCGGGTGATCCGCCGCATTTCACTTGGCTGAACAAACGCCAGCGAGGAAGGAAGCCATGACCACCAAAGAAAAGGAAATTTTCACCACCGAAGAAGCGGCCGAAATGATGGGCTGCTCACCGTCCACCATCGAGAAACACGCCCGCAACCGGGTGTTGCCCGGCCTGCGCATGGGCCACGAATGGCGGTTCCCCCGTGAAGCCTTCATGAAAGCCATCAACACCCTGGCCATCACCGGGGAGTTGCACCGCAAGTCAACCAGGCGCGCAGTGCAGGCCGTGGCCAGCACCAAGGAGCGCAAACCAGGCCGCCGCCGCGAGATCCCTACGCTGCCTACATTGCACTCAGTCGGCTAGACAGGTCTTCACCACGGAGCGACGCATAGCGCAGCACCATGCTGTAGTCGCTCCAGCCCATGATCTTGCAGATTTCCACATCGGAAAACACCCACCGGCCATCCTTGCCGCGCAGCTCAAACCACCGGCAGCAGGCTTCATGCCGCAAGTCGTGCTCCTTCATGTCGGGCAGCTCCACATGGCGGAACAGACTGCGAAACCGTGAGGTCAGCTGGTTGGTGGTGCGCTTCATGGAATCCTTGTCGCCATCCCAGTAGCCAAAGACCAGGCCCACGCGGTCTGTGCACCAGGCGCGCAGCTCGGCCGCAATGCCGGGTTTCAGGGGCACCGTGCGCGGCTTGGCCGAACCACGGTGCCCCTTGGAGCCTTCCACGTTGATAAAGCCACGGGCAAAGTCGATTTGGGACACGCGCAGGGTGTACGCCTCTTTCATGCGCAGGCCGGTATCAAGCACCAGCCGCAGGAACATTTTTGCCTCGGGGTCGGGCGCCAGGGCGCGCAATTTGCCCGGCAGCTTGATGCCATCCAGCGCCTGCAGCAGTAGCGATTCTTCACCCGGTGCAAGCCTGCGCTCTCGGGTAGTGTCCTTCTTGGCGGCCAAGCCCGCACGCGCGGCCTCTGCCGTGTCCTTGTCAGAATAAACACTGTAGCCACGGGGAAGCTGGCGCAGCGGATTGGGCGGCACGCCCTCCCCGGCTGGCACTGTGCGCCGCCAATGCCAATCCATCACCCGAGCCAACGCGCCCACCCTCTTGCGGATAGAGCCCGGAGCCAGGTTCCCCACCTTGCGCCCGAACGCCCCACGAACATCACCCCTACCCGTTTTCAGCTTCCGAACATAGCCCTCCACCCATTGGTAGGTTATGTCCGCCACCGTCACGCCCTGCAGATCATCGCGCTGCATGACGGTCAACAGCTCAGCCTCAGTGGGCGCCACAGGCGCATGGTTCAGATAGCCCTGCACCACGGCAGAGAGAAACTGTGAATTCTGGGTTGCTTTTTCGTGCTTCTGCTTGGCCTGCGCCTCGTCCATCAGCACCTGGGGCACAACGCCCTGTTTCAACAACCCATCCACTTGCGCCTTGAACGCCTCAGCTTCTGCCATGGTGTCGAAGGTGTAAAAAAGTGGCCTGGGCAGCACCTTGTTCTTGATTCGGAGCTGAAATTTGCCCCCGCGCGGTTGAATGCTTGCCATGGGGCGTGATGGTAGCGGGTAGCAGCGGGTAGCACGCTACCTTTTCCGGGTAGCCAACTACCGATTTCCAGCCCGTTCTGGGCCAAAAACAAAAAAGCCCGCTACTGTTTTAGTAGCAGGCTTTCCAGCATTTACGCGGTGTTGGGTGGTAGGACGTACAAGATTCGAACTTGTGACCAACGGATTAAAAGTCCGCTGCTCTACCAACTGAGCTAACGTCCCAACCTATCTCTTTACATTTCTGTAAAGACTCAAATTATAGCCTGAATTTCAGGACCGAGAAGAAACCCCGGCAATTTTGTCGAGCACCCAGCCTGCCGCACATTGACCGAAAGTCGCCGTCACCGTCACCACCGATCCATAGCCATGGCAGTTGAGCGATCCGTCACCCCCACTTTCCACCGCGCATGAAGCATCGGGCGGCGCCACGGACTCACGGCTAAAAACGCAGGAGAGACCGATTTTTTTACCGTCTCGTGCAGCACGGTGGTGTTTTCTGAGGCGGTAACGAAGCTGCGCCAACAGAGGGTCATGCGTCGTGGCAGACAGGTCATCGATATCCAC